GGCATTGATCTCTGCAAGCCCACCAACGCGCAGCACGCGCTGCTCAGCGATAAGCTGAAACTCGTACAGCCGGTTGTTCACCGGCAGCGGTGGCGACGTGTCCCCCGCCCCGGCACGGAATGGCGGCGCCGTGAGAAACGCACTTTCCCACGCGGCCCATGTGGCATAGAAGGTGTGAGTGTCGCCAGGAGAACCGGTGGCAAACTCCGTGGCGTAATTGGCCCACGTCCGCCATTCCGCTTTTGGGCTTGCGGTAGTGCCGCCCATCAAACCAACCGGATGGCGGGCCGCAAATTGGGCAAGCCAGTCCAGCTTGCTTTGGTCGGCCGTTGGCGTGCGGGACACCAGCGACCACAGGATCGCGCCCTGCATGAATGCCTGCTGCATCTGCGAATAGTCGGCCAGCCCTGCAGAACCAGCGTCGCCCGAGAACGAGTTCATGTACCACACGCCGAATGCGTTGTCACGGGCGCTTGCCATGTAGCCGAAGTCACCGCTGTACGTAGCGCTCGGATGCAGCAAGGTCCAGTTGTAGTCAACCGTTGAATTCCAGCGGCCCAGCGCCTCAGTGCGATACGTTGCCAAGGTGCCAGAGATCGCCGTGCCGTTGATGTGCGAAGGCATCACCTTGGCCGACTTTGCAATGTAATCTGTCAAGTGCGCCACCGTGCGCAACTGCGTCCAAAGCGGCGCGACGTTGTAGCCGAGCCAAGATGTCTTGAAGGCCAGAGCGCCCGTTGATGCGTACTGCTGCAAGGTGTCCAGATGATGCCAGCGGCCGGAAAGCAAATAAGCCAAATATCCGTGCTTCTGGCCATGCGAAAAAACCCACACCGGGCTGGACACGCCGCCCAAAGGCGTTGGCGTCTCATTGGCTGGATTGCTGCTTCCAGGCGCGTCTGAAATTCCGCTGTCCGCGTCGTTGATCGTGTACGCCACATTCGCGCTGCTCTCGACGGGCAGGCCCGTCAATTCGTCGCGGTAGTGCACGCAGAACCGCCCCGCCGACATGGCGTTGCCGAGTTGCGCAAAGTACGCTCCCGCATGCTGGCTTGCAACGAACGTCATTTCGATGCTGTTGAAAACTCCCACGTTGTCGGTGAAGCCTCCAGAGCCCAAAGCGGGGTCGTTGTTGGCTATGGCAAAAGGCACAGGCCGCATCGCCAGGTCAGCGGTCCATGCGCTGAACTTCGTCCCCGCGTCGGGGTAGTTCGTGATCGCCGCCGCAGTCAGCGATGCGACAGCCGGCGTGGGCACAACTTGCGCCGCCGACATGCTTGCCACACTCTGCGCCATGTAGGCCGCTGGGTCAGTTCCAGCCCAGTCCACGCGCGCCCAGCGGGTGTGGTGATACTGGACTATGCCAAGGCCGGTATAACGAAGCGTGCCGCCAATCGTCACGGTGACATCGTAGGTGCGCCGCCCAGGTGCCGCGATCTTCAGCCACCCGTTTTCAATGCGGGTCAGCACTTCCACATCGCCAGACGAGTAGGCGCGGACCTCAAACCACACATGCGTGTGCGCGTCGGCCGTCGGCAAGAAGTAGTGAAACTCCGACATCACAGGGCCAAGAATTTCGCGCACCTTTCGGGCCGTGGTGCGGTTCCACGCCGTGATGCCAGCCGCGCGTGCTGTGGCAATGTCTGCGGTGAAGAACCCCCCGCCGACAGATGCAGATGCAGCGTCAATGGCATGCGAAAAACTCACCACGGCTGCCACTGTCGGCTCTGCCACATTTGCGCCACCAAGTGGGGATGTGGTGGTAATCAAGTCCAGGGGCACGCTGGCCGTGATGCCAGAGAGCACGGCATAGGCGAGCGAGCCGTCCGTGTGGTAGTTGCGCTGGTCCACTTGCACGCTTGAACCGCTGACCGTCAGGGTAGACCCCGCCGGCACCAAAGCCATCGGCAGCGATACGCCAGCAGTCCACGGCTTCGAGCCAGCCCAGCTTGTCATGGCGACCAATGAGACACCGCTGTCCTCTGTCGGCGCAGAGGGCGGTAGCGCAACCGGCGCGTACCCCAACCCCGCATCCCTGCCCTGCAGCGCAAAATTGCCACGCCCAGCTGCCAGCACGTAGGCGCCGACAACAGCAAAGGCGATTCTCAGACCTCGGGCCATGGTGGTGCCGGTGCGGCTGGGTTAGCTGACGGCCAGGACGCCGTTGGCGCCGTCCATCGTGACTGTGAAGGTGGCGCCGGCGCTCAGCGTCAGGCTGGCCAGGTAGTCCCACCAGCCGATCAGCGGCTTGTTGGGGCTGCTGGGCGTGTCGTTGTAGAGCACCGCGTAGCGGAAGGGCGCCATGCCAGCGCCGCTGCCCGTCCACGTGGACGGGCTGGCCAGCACCAGTTTGAAGGTGCCCGCGGCCTGGGCCCCACTGGTGTGGGCGCAGATGTTGCCGCCCAGGGTGTAGCCGCCGCCGGCGGCAATTTCGGTGATGTCGGCCTTGATGCCGTTGCCGGCCACGGGTGCGACGTTGGCCAGCATCACTTTGTAGATCTGCGGCGTGCCGGTGCTCATGTTGTGCACGGCAGCAGCCATGTCCCGCACGAACACGTTGAATTTGTTGAATGGTTCAGCCATGGGGCGGCCTTTCAGGTGTTGGGGTTGGCGGTGCGCTTGCGCCGGGGCTGGGCGGTTTTTATGGGTGCGGCTGCCACATCGCCTTCTGCGCCGGCTGCGGGTGCAGCAGGTGGTGCAGAAGGCGGTGCAGAAGGCTGTGCAGAAGCCAGCGTGGCGTAGCGCGCAACCCGCGCTTCTTCCACCAGGTGCCGGGCCATGCTTTCGCCGCAGCGCAGCCGGTCGCCCGCCGCGAAGTTGCCCAGGGCTGTATTGCTGCCCTGGGCGGTGAACACGATTTCGACGGACATGGCCGGCTCGGTGGGCGCGGGGTCAGGCCGGCGTCAGATCGCCAGACCGGATGGCGGCCGGCACTTCGCTGGCCAGCGCCAGGCGGCGTTCTGCGCGCAGCGTGATCAAGTTCTTGGTGAAGTTGTCCGAGTCGGATTCAGACATATCCACCACCACGCCTTCGCGGTTGTAGATGGTGCCGGCCTGGCCGAAGTCGCCCACCGCAAAGGTGTCGGCGGTCATGCCGATGCTTTGCACCACGTTCACCCCAAACAGCATCGGGCGGCCCAGCATGTCGTACGCAATGCGCGTGCCGGTTGCCGTCGAGATCATGATGTCGGTCTCGATAGTGGCAAAGTCGGCCGCATTCATGACGATGGCGTTGGCGATGTAGCCGGCATTCCACATGTCAGCAATCACCTTGCGGATAAGAACCAACTTCTTCAGGGTGGCACCCAGCGCTGCGTCAGCGTAGCCGTGCGCGGTGAAGTTGCCGCTGTCCAGGAAGCCGCTGATGTTGGGCGCGGTGCCGTCACCGTTGACCAGTTGCGCTTCCACTTTGCGCTGCACGCCGTAGCGCATGCGGACGTCCACGTAGTTGGCCAGCGCCGGCGCGTCCATGGCCAGCTGGCGGCTGATCTTGATCCAGTGAGCCACCGTGCTGATGGGCATGTTCACCAGGCTGAAAGTCAGCGCCGATTCAGCCTTGGCCGCACCTTCAGCCGCTTCTGCCGCGTTGTTGGTGAAGCTGGCCTCTTTGGTGAATTCCACCGCGTTGCTGGAAGTGGGCAGTGCCGCGTACAGGCTTTCGATGGTCAGCATGTTGCTGGCGCCGGGCACGATGCCGGGCTTTCGGTCGGGCGCGACAACCGCGTCGGCGCCGACGATGGTGTTTTTCACTTCCACGCGGGCGCGCTGTGAGCCGCCCTGGGCGAAGGTTTCGTAGCCCTTGGCCTTGATCAGCTGCGCGCCCCAGCTGTCGGACGCATTGGCAGCACCTTCACGGGCACCAGCGCCGCCCTTTTGCTCGATGAGCAGCAGGCGGTCGGCCAGCACGCGCTGTGAGATGCCCAGGTTGTCCAGCGCGGTCTTGGTGTCGGCCGTGACTTTGCCCAGGGTTTTCAGTTCGCCGTCGGCTTTTTCGGAGACGGCGGTCAGGCTTTTCTCGATTTTGTCGATGCCGGCCAAGATGGTGTCGAGAGACATGATGATTTCCTTTGAAGAATGAAGAAGGCCGCCCTGAAGGCGGCCGGTTTGGTTGCTGCGGGTTGCTGCGGGTAGGTTTGATCTACACGGTCACAGCTGGCAGGTTCAGCGCCTGCAGGCGCGCTGCCACTTTTTGTAACGCCAGGGCTTGTGCTTCGTCGGGATCCCCCCGCTGCAGCGCCCTGATGCGGGACAGCAACGCAGTGCTGGCCCCCTTGCCGAGGCCGACTGCATCCCGCAGCAGCTGCTCGATTTCACGCAGGGTCTGGGCTTCTTCCAGACCCTCCAAAAACATGGCGCCGGTCTTGACACTGGACAGGTCCACTCGGGCAGCGCTGTCAGCCGGAAAAACAACCGGGCTCACCTCCACCAGGTTGGACCACTTGCGGATGACGCGGCCGCCTTCGGTGTCTTCGTAGTCGCCTTTCTTGATGAAGCCGCCGATGCTCAAGCCGTCCAGCGTGCCGTGTTGCATGGCTGCGCGCACTTCGGCACTGAGGTTCAGGCCTGGCGTCAGCTCGCCTTCGACAAACAGGCCCTTTTCGTCTTCCTTCACGCTGAGCCACTTGCCGATGGGCATGGCCCATTCGTGATTGAAAAACATCTTCGGCTTGCCGTTGTTGCGCAAGGTGCCGTCGAAGGCCCCGCGCACGATGGTGTCGCCGTAGCTGTCCACACCGCCAAAGACGCTGGCATAGCCGCTGAAGCGGCCGCTGTCGCCGTCAAGTTTCAGCGTGGCATCGGTCAAGTTGATGTGCTTGCGCAGCAGCATGGTGTGTGCTCCGGTGTGGTTCAGATCAAGGCGTGGTTGCTAGCGCGGCTTGCCGGCGCCCACTGCCGCAAAGCAGGCCAGCAATTCACGGTGGCGCCGCTCGGCGGCAGATTCTTCGTTGCGCGCTGTCTGCGCGCCCTGGGTTGCATTCAGCATGGCGCGAAGTTGCGCCGCCAGGCTTGCCGGTTGTTGGCCAGGGTCAGCCGGCGCTGCCGCGGCAAGCGGTTGGCCCAGCTTGTCGATGTCCGTCAGGTTGGTCTGCGCGGCCAGCATGTCGCCGCCCGGGCCATCATGCGGAGGCAGGTTCTCGAGCTGGCGCACTTCGTTGCGAGTCAGGTAGCCATTCTGCAAGCCGGTGCTGTAGTAGCTGGCCCGCTCAGCCGGGCTGCCGCGCAGAAGTGCATCGATGCTGTATTCCACTTTCAGCGTGCCGCGCTGGCCTGGCGTTAGTACACGCTTGGTAACAGCCTGTTCGATGCTTACCGCCAGCGGCCGCACGGTGAATTTGTGGAAGCCGGCGATGATCTGTTCCACGCCGCTGCCCCATGTGGTGACGTTGCTGTGGTGCACCAACACTGGCGGCACGTCAAACCAGCGGCAAATTTCTTCAACGCTGAAGCGCCGGGTCTCAAGGATCTGCTGGTCTTCGGGGCTCATGCTCAGCTGCTGATACTTCATGTCAGCTTCCAGCACGAACAACCGGGACGCGCTGCCGCTTTGCATGTCTGCAAACGATGCACGCAGCGCCATGCGTTGTTCTGGGCTGAGAACCCTGTCGATCATCAGCACACCGGTGGGCTTGCCACCGTTGCCGAAGGTGCGCGTGGCGCTGGACTGCGCAGCCGCGGCTTCGTGGGTGGTGGCGCGCATGAATTCCAGTTTGGCCAGGCCCACGGTGCCGTTGCCCAGGCCCTTCAGGTGCAGCACGTTCTGGTCGGCCAGCACCATCATGTTCTGGTCTATGCGGTAGGCGTAGACCATGGCGCCGTCGGGCAGAACCATGGGTTCCACCTGGTCGGCCGGCATGGGCCACAGGGCCGTGGCTTCGCCCATCGCGTCGCGTTCAATGCGGGCGTAGGCGTTGCCGCGCAGGTCGTGGTTCATCATCATGGCGCGCCAGAATTCGAACGGCGTCATGCGCGGGTTTGGGCTGTCGTGCAGCACTTGAAAGATGCGGGCGCCGCGCGCCGGCACCTTGTGGCCGTTTTCCTTCTGCTCGTACACGAACAGTGGCAGGCTGGCCATGGTGGTGGCGCGGCGCTCGATGCACGACCACACGGTGCTGAGCTGCAGTGCGCCGTCGGGCCCGATGGCGGCCGTGTCGGCCACAAGCGGCGCACCTGGCAGCGCGGCCTGGCGGCCCGTGCGCTCAGCCATGGCGCCGCCCAGGCCAAACCAACTGCGGATGGTGTCGAAGAAGGCCATAGGGTCAGCAGATCAACGGGGATTCAAGGAAGCCGCTGATGTCGGCCGGGCGTTCAGCTGCGGCGCTGGCGTAGGCCATGACCGCGGCCACGATCAGGTCGATGCGGCCGGTGGCGCGCCACTTGCTTAACTTGCGGTCGGCGGCTTCGTTGCACACAGTTACCGCGTTGGCTGCGCACATGGTCAGCACTGGGTGTCCGTTGTGGCGGAGGGCCTTGTTCAGGATGGCGGTCTCGAAGGCGTCCAGCGCGGGACTCATGTCTTTGAAGCCCTGGCCAAAGCCCAGCACAGGGGGAAGGGTGATGCCCTCGTCCTCAGCGGCCTGTCGAAAATCAGCCAGGCGCCAGCGATCGGCGGCGATGTTTTGCACGTCGAACTGCGAGCAGATTTGCGCCACCCGCCGCACCACGTGCCGCTTGCTGATGGCGCGGCCGGGCGTGACTTCAAGGTGGCCCTGCTTGCGCCACGTTTCGTAATCCACACGGTCGCGCTGACTGCGGTCTTGCAGTCCGTCTTCAGGTAGCCAGCACCAGGGCAGCAGGCTCCAGGGCAGGCCTTCGGTTTCGGGTTCGACCAGCAAGACGAAGGCGGTTAGGTCGGTTGTGCTGGACAGGTCCAGGCCGGCGTATGCGCGGCGGCCGCGCAGGCTGTCGGCGGTGTAATCCTGTTCGCACGGATCCCACACGGCGCCGGACAACCAGGGGTTGAGAGCCCCTGTCCACTGGCAGAAGTTCAGGCGGCGAACAAGAGCCTCTTTTCCCGGCATGCCGCGCGCTTCTACGACCTGCTCGCGCAGGTACTGCAGGCCGGGCAAGTTGGCGAACTGGAGCGACGGGTTTGCCTTTGGCCAGCAGGTTTCATCGGTCAGCGGGTCGTCCTCTGGGTCCAGGCCGCAGACAAAAGCGAAGAAGGCGTCGTCGTCACGCTTTAGCGCAGCCACTTTGACGGCATAGTCGTGGTACTGGCCGCAGGGGGTTGTCTTGCCTGCGCCGCTGTTCGTAATCATGAAGATCAGCGCCTGGCGGCGGCTTTTGGTGCCGGCGCGCATCATCTCGACCACCGAATTGGTCTTGTGTTCGTGCACTTCGTCGATGAGCGCCATGTGCGGGCGCGGGCCGCTTTGGCCGTCGTCCGCGCTGATGGGCTTAAAGAAGCTGCCAGTGGCGTGGTAAGCCAGGTTGTGGACGTTTTCACCGCGGCCGCTGGACTTGAGGCGGCGCGCCAGTTCGCCGCTGTTCTGGAACATGGCCACGGCGTCACGGAAGAGCACCATGGCCTGGTCACGCTTGGTGGCGGCGGCGTAGATTTCGGCGCGGGCTTCACCGTCAGCCGTGAGGCCCTTCATGCCGATGCCGGCGGCCAGGGGCGACTTGCCGCTGCCTTTGCCAGTTTCGACGTAGGCCACGCGGAAGCGGCGCACCCAGGCAGCCAGGTCTTTGTCTTTGCGCTGCCAGCCGAAGAGGCTGCCGACAATGAAGGCCTGCCAGCCCTGCAGGATGAAGGGCTGGCCTTCGAAGTCGCCGCCGTTGAGGCACAGCACTTCTTCGAAGTAGGCAATGGCGTCGGTGGCCAGATGCAGATCCCAGCGCATGCCGCGCGTGGCGGCAGTGGCCAGGTCTTGCAAGTGGCGATTGCAGGCGTCACGAACGTGCGGGCCTGCGGTGATCTTGCCGGACAGGACGTGGCGCGCGTAGGTGGTGGCGCGGTCGGGCGCCGCGCGTTTGCGCGTGGGCTTGACTGGCGCGTCGGCCATGACGACGTCAGTCATTGAAGTGGCGGCCTGGGCCGGTCTTGGGCGGCGCATCAAACAGGCTGCGCTGCGGGTCGATCATCACGCGGCTACGGCTGACCGGGTCCATGCCGAAGCGGCTCATCATGGTTTCAGCACGCTTGGCA